TATTACAAGTGGGATGATGGAAGTGCTTCTCAACCTAGCGTTGAAAAAAGATAGGTCGTGTCGCAGTAGTTTTCGTTAAATAGTTTGTATACTAATTCGTAGACAAACTCTTAACAAAGGACTACTTATGGCAGACGAGTCGCTTCTTTCAGTTCTTGACGAACTGTTAGCAAAAGCAGAAGCCCCCAAGGTTCGCCCATGGACATGTAAATTTGCTAAGTGGTTAGAGACGTTAACAGCCGATGAAATATCTCGCGTTAATAAGATAATGGAATCAAACATAACTCATGCAGAACTTCATCGATTACTTTCGAGAGTGTGTGATGTTAGTCGGGACACCATCAGGACTCATAGAACAGGACGCTGTGCATGTCGAAGTTAAACCCAGAAGATTTAGATAAGGTTCTTACCGATGCTGAACAACTAGTAGTTGAGTCAAAAATTAATGAAGTCCTACAGAAAAACGGAATTAACCGCGAGGAAGTTGGGAAGATTTCTCGGGTTAGTGTATCTACTTACCAAACGGTTACTAAAGGTGAAGACGGCGAACCAGTCATCAACGACCTTGAAGCGGTTAAGGTTGTTCTCCATCCTTCTTGGGAAGCAGGACCGCAATGGGAAATAATTCGTCCTGCAACCCCAGTAGAAGTAAAACTACCTTGGAAACCCCAGGTTAAAAAGAAATCTGAAACAGATTTAAAGTGTGCTTTTATTTTACCTGACCCTCAAATTGGTTACCGTAAATACGAAGATGGAACGCTAGACCCCTTTCATGATGACCAAGCCATTGATGTTGCTTTACAAATCATGGCGTTTGTTCAAGAAAAATATGGCATTGATGTAGTAATTAATCTTGGAGATTTCTTAGATTTACCAGAACATTCAAAATTTATTCAGGAAGCAGCCTTTGCTGGAACAACACAACTAGCCATTAACTATGGTCACGAATTTTTAGCAAAACAAAGGGCTATTTCACCAGAAGCCCGTATTGTTTTACTTGAAGGAAACCACGATAATCGTTTGAACCTTTATGCAACTAGAAATGCTCAGGCTTCTTATGGACTAAAAAAAGCGGGGGATGTCAACGGAGACCCTGTATTAAGTGTTCAAAACCTTTTATGCTTAAAAGAATTAAACGTTGAGTTTTACGATAAGTACCCTTCTCAAGAGTCTATGGTTTGGTTAGGTAAATACTTGCGTGCCATGCATGGAAATAAAGTCCGAAGTAATGGAAACACAGCAGTTGCTTACACAAACGATACCCCACACCTATCAACTATTTTTGGTCACATTCATCGCATTGAGATGCAGTACAGAACAACGTTTGATGCAGATGGTCCGATTAGAAGCGTTTCCGTCAGCCCTGGATGTTTGTGTCGAGTTGATGGTGCTGTTCCAGGAGCAAACTCTGGAGTTGGTGGAGATGGTCGTCCAGGGAAACACTATGAGAACTGGCAACAGGGTCTTGCTGTAGTTTGGTATAACGAAACTTCGGGAAGATTTTCGGTAGAGACTGTTAACATTATTGAAGGAACTGCTCTATACCAAGGTCAAGAATTTCTAAGTTCTAAAACCTCTACGTAGTGCATTTCAATTTCAAATTTAGCCATATCAATATCTGAAGTTACTGAACCGTGCCACCCACATTTAGTTGGGTTACAAGTGGCTTGGTAAAGGACATCACTTACGATAGCGACCACAGCGTGGTGTTTTAAGCCCATTTGGTACTCCCTTTATCCTGACAAACGCTATCTTATCTTAGAACATATAGGTATGAGTAATTCAGCCCTTAGTGATGGTCAATTTGCGGAGCACTTAAACAACCCCAACACGGGTGGAGCCTCCTTGAACTTTAAAGACCGAACAGAGGTTTCAGGTAAAGGGTTTATGACGGCTTTTTCTGGGGCTGAAAAAACACTACCACTACCCGCAAAAGAAGAAGACATAACTTCTTTTAAAGAAAAGAATAAACCTGCAGTTGAGGGTAATGCAGCAGCAGTTCACGGTGCTTGGAAATACCCAGAGGGACATTACACTCAAGATTTATCAGTACAAGTGTCGACTCCTAGTGCATCTCAAAAAATGGGAGAAGAGGAAAAACAACAGGCTGCTTACGCATTGCCTGGAAGTCGAGTGTCCAGTCGAGGACATCACCTTAAAGAAGGTGGCGATGTTTTATTCCACACTGCTGACTTAGGAAAAAATGATTCAGACCCACGCTATCGCCCAGGTGCGTTAGATATGGCAGGCGGTAAAGGTAGTTTTACTCGTAATCAATACGCAAACAAAGACTGGAAAAAAGTTGGTGGAACCTTAAATGGTAAACCAGTTAATTACGAAAGCGTTTTAAGAACAATAAATGAAAACCGCACAAATCGTATGAGAGGTGAATAATGCCTAGCAGCAGCATGTCTCCAAATCAAGATTGGCAAGCACTTGGTGCAGGTGGTTTGTACGGATATAACAACCAAGGGGGTTCGGGTGGACCTGCTGTCAGAGATAATTTAGATTTTCAAAGATTAGGTGTAGGACGAGTTCCGTCTGCTGAGTATCCTGACGGATATTTAGGTACACTTACTACACGTCGTCGAGATGACAAACTTCTTGATTCACTCAAGAATAACGTTAACAAGAAGGCGTATCAACGAGGTGTTCACAAAGGTGAACGCATTGAGCCAAGTGGTTATTACTGGCCTACCGAGTTGCAACCGACCCGTGGATTATCACGCCAAATGAATGCGAAAATGGATAATGCCAACGGGACAGTTGTGTATCGGGTGGCTCGCAATAGCCCAGTGGTTGAACTGACCCCTGCCCCACATCTCGTTAATGATGGAAAAGCAAACCTACGTGCTGACCAACCTGGACAATTAAATCCAAAGAGAGCATCTCAACTTTTAAATATGCGTCCTTCTTGGAGATAACATGGCAGAGGAATTAGCAAAGCGGGTTGTTTTTAGCCCCATCATGTCTCAGCAGTTGATGCAAAAGAATGTTGACAATATTACGTCTCGGTTTAAATCAGCAACGAAGGAACAACGTCAAGAAGGTGTTGACTGGTACAAAAGAGCCAACGATATAGCCTTTGAATTAGGTAAGGGTGACGTTAAAAAGGGTGCTGGAATTTTGTCAGCATTAAGTCCTGCCATGGAATGGAATCGCAATATCCGTGCTGCTAGAGAACTAGTAAACACAGGGGAAACAACACATCAGTATTACTCTTCAACAGTTGTTAAAGCCAAAAGAATTTTAGAGGGCGAAGACCCAGACACACTGTTTAATGAAAAAACAGGTGCAAAGACACTTAATTTTTATCACAATATTGCAAACCCTGAAGACCCTTTGCCAGTAACTATTGACCGTCATGCTCATGATATTGCGGTAGGTGAAAAAGGTTCTATGACAAAAACCTTAAGCGGTCACTTAGCAGGACCTAGGTATCGCCACTTCTCTGAAGCCTATAGAAACGCTGCTCACGAATTAGGTATACCAATTGCTAATCAAGTTCAAGCGGTAACATGGGGAACTCAACCAAAGGGAAGACAGGCAAATGGCTAGAGGTAGTGGAACAGACGGTCGTTATGACCACACAAAGCCTTGGACTCAACGTCCTCCATTTATGCCTGACCAAGTTGCAAAACGCTGGCAATATAGCGGTCCTTGGTCTTCTAACGAAGAACGTTTAACTTCTCAAGCACTAATGGTTATGAACGTTCCAGGTGCAGACATTCAAGCAATGGTTCGCCCTAACCTTCCTCAAATTCGTTTATTTCCAGAAAAATACGGCTACAACAGAAAAACTTTAGGCATCGATGACATAGTTACTATCGACCGTAATTACATTGAACCAAGAGTTGGTTGGTACTCAGGAGGAGTAGCAGGTTACACAGGTTCTATGAGAAACAGTTTGGGGAATAATTAATGGATGAAGAATCAGGCGGTTTAACTTTGGATATGCAAGCCAAATTAGTTATGGATAACACCGTAAAATATAACGGCTCTGCTCCTTGCCCACAGTGTGGTGTTATTATGGACCCTGTGTCTATGATGTATAGCAAAGGTATGTGTCCACAGTGTTTCTCCCAGCATTCTGCAAAACGTCTTAAGGATAGAATGGCATGAGCAAGAAACCACGGACAAAAACTAAAAGCGGTAAGCCACTACTTAAGTCAGGAAAAATTGCTGTCCCTACAGTAAAAAGAGGTGAAGACGGAAAGTTAGTTGGCACTTCTCCTCAAGAAAGGGAGGCTGCTCGTAGAACAGAACTACCTACGGCTGACAGAAACAAAATGGGAGTTCCAGAACCAACGGTTGGTTCAGTCCAAAGAGTTTCAGCAGTTCGTGGTGTTGGCACACCCGCAAAAGGTGCAGCAGGTTCTTACCCTGTTATAAAGGGTCTTGTAGACCAAGCAAGAATGCACCTAAAGAACATGCAAGAAACTCACGGAACCCCAGCCTTCCATGAGCACCATGAGTCCTTTAACCAAGTCCATGCAACCCTAGCCATAGGTGCTCCAGACATTCATGTGTCCCTCAAAGTGGCAAAAGACCAAGTGGTGAACCCCACCGAAAACTCTTCAAAGCACTTAGCCCTGGCTCATCAAGCAATTGATGACAGACTTAGCATTTATAAGAACTCCTCAGAGAGTAACATTGAGAATAGTCAAGCAGGCTATCAGGAACGTATGAGAAAAATTCGTGCTGAAAGGAACAACTCATGAATTGGAATGACCGCCGTAAGGCAAAAAATGCTGCAAGTTCAGAAATGAAAAAAAACCTTTCTGCTATGGCAAAAGCGGGAACTTTACGTGCAGAACCAAAGCGTTCCGCAGATAACTGGTCAAGTACTGGAAAAGACGAACGCCGTGCTGTTTCTAATGAAGCACGTCAAGTTGGTTGGGAAGCAGGCAACGACCCATACGCTAGAGCAAAAAATTACAAGACTGCAGCAAAACGTGTCTCCGACAACCCTGCAAAGTATCACTTGAGTGATAAAGAACCAATGCGAGCAAATCCAAAGAAGGCAGGTAAATAATCATGGCAGTTAACTCATCACGTTCAATGAACGCTTCACTAGATGCTGGTGCAACAGACGGTAAGTATCGTAAGGCTCGTCCTGATACTGAAGTTGTTGCAGGTGCAGGCACTGAAGAAACTTTGGCTAATCGCCAAGCACTACACCCATTTCTTAACTATGGTTTTGCAACTACTGAACATCCAAATAAGGTAAACCCTGGTAAGTAAATGACGAAAAAAAGACCTCGTGGCATTGGTGCTAAAGCAGGTAAAGGTGGAGCAAAGCAAGTAAGAGTTGAGTTCACCGAAGAACGTAAAGAAGGTGGTGGGGCAAAGCCTAACCGTAAAAAAGGTGGCAAAGTTAGAAGACCAATTCCAACCGTTGGTGGTAGGAAGCGTCGCGTTCAAATAGATTAATTAACGGTAGACTTACCGTTTACTAAACAAGGAGTAATACATGGGCCAAATCCCTCTATTGGGTTCTCGTAAATCTGATGACCACAACTCTGGTCCAGTCATTCGTCTTTTGCACTGCAAAGTGTGTAACAGTATTGAAGAACTTCCACCTTACACAGGTGCTCCAGAACAAGACTACTTATTAGAAATTGCTTGCGAAAAGCATAAGTTTCCTTCTGGAGAAGAACATAAAGGATTGCTCTTTATTGTTCCAGTAAAGGCGTGGGCTAATACAGATGCTCGCAAAGATATGATTCGCCAAATTAAAGGTGGTGGCTCTAAAGGCCTTGACGAAATCGACTCTACTTTCTACGATACTAAGAGTCAATTTGGTGAAGATGCCATGAACTGCTGGAAGAGCAGAAATAGACCACAAGACAGTTGCCCTGATTATCAGACTGACAGCAAGAAACTTGTGCCTAATACAAAAAAGGAAAGAAAAGAGTTAGGATTAGACACAACGATGGCAGGACCAAAAAATTACTTGTGTCATTTTTGTCCAATCCACGCTAAGGTAGTCCAACGTAAACGACAACTGATGGGAATGTATGACTAACATGGAAAACGCTAACCTAGACCTCGATTTCTACTTTGTTGTAGGAGTTGAAAAAGACGGAAATATCCAAACTTACAAGGAGTTACCTGCAAATGTAACTACTGAGCGTCAAGCCTCAACGTTTGACATTTACAAAGTTGCAAAAGAGATTGTCTCTGACATTGAGGCTTCACTACTTGCAGACCGCGTAGTTGCTGGTGTTATGAATGCTATGGCACAACGTGACATGACAGTTCAAGAAAGAATTGCTCAAAACCTAAAAGAACGCGGTGTTGAGTTTGACGCAAGCAACGGTCAAGAAGTTTCTTTTTCAACCGACCCTGTTGAAGCAGAAGTTGTAGAAGACTAAAATGGTTGCCATTGAGATGTCTTGTGCTTGTGGGGCTTCGCTAAGCCTTACAGGAGACAAAGAAGAGACTGAACAACTATGGCATCTCACACATAGGTTTACCAACGCTCATACAGTTTGTGGCTTCATTGATGCTCCTGCTGTAGATAAAGAGCGACGTGTTCCTATGAAAAAGCACTTCTTCAAGCCGATAATTGAGGACGATGAAGAGTAAAATAAAAGCATGAACCGCAACGATGCTTTAACGCGAGTGGTTGGCTCAGTAAACATTTCTGAGGCAACCACTTCGTATTTTTCTAACCCTGAAAACGAGTTAGACCCTATTTTATTCCAAGGACAGACTGTAAAGCCATGGATTCGTAACAGTCTTTTAAGAATGATAAAAGATTGCTTAGACACAACTTATAGGTCACAAGAATCTTGGGCAACTGCGTGGTTAGCAGGTTCAGGTGTTTCTTACCAATGGAAAGTGCAACGTTCACCTGCAGACCTTGATGTATTAATCGGCGTGGATTATTTAACCTTTCGACGAAGTAATCCTGAATACACGCAGTTATCTGATACTGAAATTAGCAAGATGATAAACGATGACTTTCGCACCAAACTTATGCCCAACACTAAAAATTGGGAAGGCTATGAAGTCACCTTCTACGTAAACCCTGGTGCTACAGACATTCGTGTTATCAAACCTTATGCTGCTTACGATTTAACACATAGTGAGTGGACAGTGCACCCTGACCCACAAGCACAACCAAAAAGTAATAGAGCATGGGAAGACGCAACACTTCGGGATAAACAAAAAGCCGTTGAGTTAGTCTCTAGGTATTCAACTGCAACTACAACATTACAAGCAGCCACTAACCCTGCTTCTCGAAGAAACGCTGAGTCACAATTACTTACTGTTTTAGAACAAGCATCTGCTTTATGGGATGACATCCACAGTAGTAGAAAGAAAGCCTTTTCTGAAGCAGGAGAAGGCTACGGAGATTTCTACAACTACCGATGGCAAGCAGGAAAAAAACTGGGGACTATTGCAGTTCTTCGCGTTATGAAAGATTACCTAGATTCTTTTAGAGAGACAGAAGAACTAGAAACTTACGGCGTAACTCTTCCTGATACTCAGACACTCATTCGTAGAGCAGCGACATACAGAACAGGCAGATAACTTGAACATACTCGTAGCATTAGAAGGTGTATTAAGTTCGGATAACAGTGATAACCCAAGCAGAGTCGGTGCTATGGTTTATTACGGATTTAAACCTGCTCATAGAGTTGCAATTTTTACTTCTTGGAGTAAACCTCAAGCAGAGCATTGGCTAAACGTAAATGGGTTTGTTGGTTATGACGAACTCATTGACAACACCTATGACCTTATTGGTGATGAGTTGGCTCAACGCCAAATTACCGTTGCACGGTCAAGACAACAGGTAGAACTCTTGGTCACTGGTGACCCAAAGTTGGCAGCATGGGCATTTGAGCAAGGGCTACCTTCTTTAGTATTAGCCCACCCAGACACAATGCTTGTGCAAAATCGTCCCGATGCCCCAAAGAAGATGCGGGCTTGGACAGACATTGAAGACGTAATCACCAAAAGAAACATCAAGCGTTCTTTAGACATGTCTAAAGACGATGATGGTGCTCTTTTTAGATTTGATGACTAATTATGAACATTATCTACGGGGGCACCGAAGTTGGCAGCAACCGAACGCTGCTCGAATCCATGGGTGTTACCCGCATGGCACTTTCTTTTTACGCTTTAAAGAAGCGTGGATTACCCCAAAAGAAGTTATGGCTAGTCTCTGAGCACTTCCTACCTACACTAGACATCTTGGTAGATTCTGGCATTGCCCAGGCTGAACGTGATGGGCTGTCTAAAGAGGAACTAACTTCTTTAGGGGCTGAATACCAAGAGTTTGTCGCCAATAACCTGGATTCTATTCTGGGGTTTGTTGAAGCAGACTCTCAGACCCTAGGGTTAGATTGGATTCTCCAAGAGCGGGCTTCCTTTGAGCATGACCCTAAATTGTGGGTTGTATGGCATGACTCCTACGGGCTTCCAACCCTGCGAGAATGGGCTAGACGTTACTCAAATATCGCCATACCCCACGCCACTATTGAAGCCTCTACGAGCCTTGCAGGGGTTACTAGAGGGCTGTCTAGCCAGTATGGGACGAAGTTCCACGCCCTAGGCTCAGCCAAGCCTGATAACCTTCGTCAGATACCGTTTACAACCGCTACGACCCTATCGTGGCTATCTCCCATGAGAAATGGGGAGACCATAATTTGGGACGGAACTAAAATAGTTCGGTATCCCAAGAAGATGATGGGGCAAGCGAGAAAACGCTACTCGTCAGTAATAGCCAAGGCTAATTTAGACTACGATGCGTTCTTAAAGAACAATGGGGTGGAATCCTCTAAGGTTGCAGTCTGGTCATACCAACAGTTGGAGAAATCAATGGACAAGAAACGCCCCGACCTTCACATAATTGAGGGGGGAAAAGAGCCTCTGTTATCTGATAACAGTGAGACACCCCTACTAAGCACTTTCGCGGAAACATGGGGTCACCCTTCTGATAACAGTGACCTAGAGATGCGGAAAGATTCTGCGGTAGAAGAGCCTAAAAAGTTGATTGAAAGAGACCCTGAAGAGGTCACAAGCCTACCTGTCTTTGGCTACAAGATGAAGACGATTGTAGACACAGATGACGAGGGAAATGACGTTCTAAAAGAAGTCCCTCTAGTCCAAACTACTGGCACTTCTTTACGCCAATGTGACACCTGTTTTGTTGCTTCGAACTGCCCAGCCTTCAAACCACAGAACTCCTGTGCCTTTAACCTACCTGTTGCTATTCAGACTAAAGAACAGTTAAAAGCCCTATTAAATGCCGTTATAGAGATGCAAGGAGCACGAGTTGCCTTCTCTCGGTTTGCAGAAGAGTTAAACGGAGGTTACCCTGACCCCAATACTTCGCAAGAGATTGACCGCCTTTTCAAGTTAGTAAAGGGTATGAAAGAGTTGGAAGAGAACCGCGAGTTCATTAGAATTACAGCAGAACGACAGTCTTCAGGAGGGGTGCTTTCAGCCATCTTTGGAGACCGAGCACAGGCACTAAAAGACCTTCCAAATGGGGGTTTGAACGAAGCAGAAACTACGAAAATTATTCAACAAAGCCTAGAATAGTTATCTGATAACAGCAGGTGGAGAGACGTGGAACAAGGTGGGGGAAAATGGAGGCTTATTGTCAGGTGCATTAACATGATTTACCCAGCAAACTTCTACCTCTAATCTTCCTAAATCTTCCCTCCCGAAAGGTCTTTCAATGTCATTTTTGTCTTTTAATCTTAACGAGGATTTTGTCTCAGGCTTCCGCTCAAAGAAGCCTCCTTTTGGCTACACCGATGCTGCTGGTAATTCTGTCGGGGAGATAACCTTCTTAAGAACCTATAGCCGTCTCAAAGAGGACGGAACTAAGGAGACTTGGGTTGACGTTTGTGAGCGTGTAATCAATGGAATGTATTCCCTACAGAAAGACCACGCTAAATCCCAGCGTCTACCTTGGAATGACTCCAAGGCTCAGTCTTCGGCAAAAGAAGCCTTCGAACGTCTTTTTGAATTAAAGTGGACTCCACCTGGTCGAGGACTTTGGGTAATGGGAACTTCTTTAGTAAACAAGCACCGCAACTCAGCAGCACTACAAAACTGTGCTTTTGTCTCTACCGTCGAAATGACCAAAAACAACCCCGCCAAACCTTTTGCTTTCCTCATGGAGGCTTCAATGCTAGGCGTGGGTGTGGGCTTTGACGATAAGGGAGCGGATAAAGACTTTACTATCTATGAGCCTTCTAAAGCAGAGGCTAACTTTCAAACCTACGTAATCCCTGATACTCGTGAAGGCTGGGTCGAGTCTGTAACTCTTCTTTTGAACTCTTACTTAAAGGCTGACCAACCACGTTGGATTTTTGACTACTCTCTGATTCGCCCTGCAGGTGCACCTATCAAAATCTTTGGTGGCACTGCTGCTGGACATGAACCTCTTTTGAGACTGCACGATTACCTTTATAAGATGTTTGAAAATCGGGCTGGTGAAAAGGTCACTCGTAAGGACATAGCAGACATTGGAAACCTTATTGGAGTCTGTGTTGTTTCAGGCAACGTCCGTCGTTCCGCAGAACTTCTTATTGGACGTATTGATGATGAAGATTTCCTAAACCTAAAGAACGCAGATGTCTACCCTGAGCGTAACTCCTATGACCCTAAAAATCCTGGTTGGGCTTGGATGTCGAACAACTCTGTAGAAGCAACTGTTGGCTCTGATTACTCTAAAATTGTTGACGGCATTATTCTTAATGGAGAACCAGGAATTGTTTGGCTAGATGTTTCAAGAAAATACGGAAGACTTGCTGACCCTATCAATAACAAAGACCACCGTATCGCTGGCTACAACCCTTGTGCAGAGCAAAGCCTAGAGTCTTTTGAATGTTGCACCTTGGTGGAGACGTATCTCAACCGCCACAAAAATAAAGAAGACTTCTTAAGAACTCTAAAGTTTGCTTACCTATACGCAAAGACCGTAACTCTTCTTCCTACACACTGGGAAGAGACCAACGCAATCATGCAACGCAATCGTCGCATTGGAACTTCAGTTTCAGGCATGGCTAACTTTGCTGACAATAAAGGCTTACCTGTTTTGCGTGATTGGCTTAACGAAGGCTACAAACTTGTGAAGAGTTACGACAGCACTTACTCAGAATGGCTTGGTGTTCGTGAGTCAATCAAGATGACAACGGTAAAGCCTTCAGGAACAGTTTCAATCCTTGCTGGAGAATCTCCAGGAGTTCACTGGGCTTCAGGTGGTAAGTTCTTTAACAGAGCAATTCGCTTTGCTAACTCTGACCCAATGCTTCCTCTTTTCAAAATGGCTCAGTATCGAGTTGAGCCTGCTTCTGAATCTCCTGAAACAACTTCTGTTGTCTTCTTCCCGATTAAGACAGAGGCTAAGCGTGCTGAAAAAGAAGTTTCAATCTACGAAAAAATGGACTTAGCAGCAACTGCTCAGTTCTACTGGAGCGATAACTCTGTATCAGTTACAGTAACTTTCGACCCTGAAAAAGAAAGTAAAGAGATTGGAACGGCTTTAAGAATGTTTGAGGGAAGAATGAAAACTGTTTCGTTCTTGCCGATGGGTAACGCTGTGTATCCACAAATGCCTTACACGCAGATTACTGAACAAGAATACGAAGATGCAACTATGAAGTTGTTCCCTATTGACCTTGAAGGTGTTTATGCAGGTATGGCTTCAGACGCTATCGGTGAGGCTTACTGCACTACAGATGCTTGTGAAGTTAAACTTATAAAAGAAGGTTAATTACTTCTTTTTGTTTTTAGGTGCTGGAGTTCTGGCACGCTTTTTAGCAAGTTGTGCTTTTTGGGCTGCAGCAGTTCTATCTTTACTTGCTTTGGCTTCTGCTTCACGCTTTTTTGCTGCGTCATTAACTTCTTGCATAGGTATAAGTTCACGAGAGGCTTTGATAATGTGAGGCTTGTTGTTTACAGTTGCTGTAACAATAGTTATCTTGTGGTCAGGGTTTTGTGGGTGTCTTCCAGTATGACGTGTTTGTCCATTACCTAGGTCTGTTTTAGTTCCTCGCTGAACTACGTAGTTTGCTTCGTCAGGAGTTGGTTTGTTCTCAGTTGCCATAAGAAAATGATACAAAAAAACCCCCCACAGCAGTTGCTGTAGGGGGTTTTTTTACTTACCTAATCGTGTTTTTGCTTCGTTAGACTTAATACTGGAGTATCCAGTCTTCTTTTTATTCATACTTCCTGGAACTTTGCCACCAGGACCTTTATGATTGGCTTTACGAACTTCAAGACTTGCTTGTATTTTATCTAGGTGTTTGCCCATGTTTATTTCCTCCTCATAGTTGTAGGTTACAGCAAAAAGCCTTCTGCTATCAACACAGAAGGCTCTTTACTTACTGCTTGTATTACTTCGGAAACTTCTTTAGCCATTCTTGTGCACGAGGGGTCATACCCTTCCATGCAGACCAATCAGTTCCGCCCTTGCTCATGTAATAAGCAATTTGGGCATTTGTCACAGGGTCTAACAACATCGCGTTAGATACCATGCCGAACTTCTCCCTGCGTGAGTCTCCTACTTCTTCAATCATGTTTATCTGAAAGATTCCGTAAGAGTTATCTCCTGTCTTCTCGTTGCCGTTGTAGGCATGAGAACGACAGTTGCTTTCACGCATGACGATAGCCCATGCTTGTTCTAAGGCTTTGCCTTTGAACCCAACTTCTTTTAAAAGCCCTTTACATTCTACGTGAGAGAGTTTTACCTTGTTACGGTAGTTCTCTAACTTGTCTGAAGGGGCTTTTATTTTTAGTTCTTTTTCGACTGAGGATTGGAGTAAAGGAACTGGCTGTGCCTCTACTGCTTCTGTGGGAATTGTTCCTAGGGCTTTTGCTACAACAAAGCCACTACAAAACAATGCCCCTGCTACTGTCATAATTGCTATTGCAATTACTTTCTTTCCACGTTGTGTTAGTCGCATAGTTTCTCACCTTTCTCCCAACAGATACTCGTCCGCAAGTTCCCCTGCTTTCGACTGCTGGTGACGGATACGGTGTAAATACCGCTCCGTAGTTGTGATTGACTGATGACCCAAACGTTCCTTAACCTCATGCACATCAACACCCTTCTTTAACAGTTGAGTGGCGTTTGCATGTCTTAAGTCGTGCGTTTTTGGATACCAACCAATACCTGACTTTTCTATGGCTTCGTTCCAAATGGTTCTCCACTTGGTTCGACTGAGATGACCTGAGCCGATACTTTGGCTAAGGATTTCTCTGCCTTTTGATTTGTCCTTTCTGTATTGTTTGCGATAATCCTTTATCGCTTGTTTACACAGGTCACACCTGCACTTTCCCACGTTGTAAGCGTAAGGAGTTGCATGGTTGAAGAC